GATTCTTTCGGGTGGCTCTTGCCATGATGTCCAGAAGATTGTCACCGAAGTTTCCCTGATGGTCTGCGTAGTACGATGCCCAACGAGGTTTGTCAGAAGCAGAGCAACTGATTGTACCAACGTCATAAGCCGTACCAGAACCATCATTGTAACGACCGCGATAACCAGTGTAACCACCGCTGCTACCGTCAGTACCAAGACTCAGCCAACTAGCCAAACCATGAGGATTCTTTTTGTCAGAAGCATTCAAAGGAGAAAGGATAAGTTTCTTTTGCAGAAGCTCACCAAACTCACGATACATATTTTTCTGTTTACCAGTGAGGTAGTTATAAATCCGTACCTCATTGCCTGAATTCATTGCCAGCAAAACACGGTTGTAGTCCATGTTTGTCGAGGCGTGAACCCAATCGACCTTGATTTCACTGTCAGTATTAACAGTGTTGTGGGTCCTCTTCCCACAGAGCGATCATCTTTGCATTACCTGTGTCCTTGAGCGTGATGTAATCTTTGATTGCGTCACCACTATCACGATCAGCAGCTCTGAACCATGTGTTGTATAGCTCATGGGTGATGTCGTTAAACGTCATTTCCAAAGCTTCTTTTCGGTAAGATGCAAGAGTTGCATAGCCAACGTCAATGGCTTGTTCGATTGTAAGGTCACTCATTCGTTACTCCCTTAGTTAGTGGGAACACCTGCTTCCTTAAAAGCCTCTCGTACTACGGAGATTTTATGTGCGTCTGTTCCCGGTTTTGGTTCTTTCTTTTTTGTCTTGTGGGAAGTAGGACGATTAGTGATTTTCTTTGATCTTCCACGCAGTTCCTTAGACACTTTACGCATGGCTAAATTCTCTGCATTTTTGGCTTTGTACAGTGCAATGGAATTATCCAGAGCCTCATCAAACGAGCCGACCACACCAGCATCATTAAGCTTTGTGGCGTAGTCCCAGATACCAGCACGTTCCTTTACAGAACGATTTCTCATATCGGGTTTGTTGTCCCGTTGTGGGAGTTTACCATACTCACCAAGAATTGGGAAGTCCTTAGAAATATCATCCAACTTCTTGTTTGCGGAACGAAAATTACTGATGTGCTGCCTTTGGGCTGCTTCCAAACCTCTTGCCTTGTCTGCTTCCGCTACAGTGTTCAAGGAATTAGTAAGTACACCTACTTGTGAATTGAGTGTCCGTATGACCGCAGCCATCTGAGGATTCTCTTTATCGAGAACAGCTAACTGTTCCTCTGTAAGACCACTCGTTGTCACCTGTTCGGTGGAGTCCAGTTGTGCTCCCTCTTCGACCAATTCCTCAGAATCATCGTCGATGTCGGTAGCAGATATTAAACCTTTAATATCTTTGAGAATCTCAGGGTTAATTTCCTTGAGCTTCTCGATTGTCTCGGCATCATAGCCAAGAACACTGAGATCAACTTCATCGTCAACCTCATCAACATCCGTATCAACGGTGTCGTCAACATCACCAACAGTATCGTCGTTGGTGTTAGTATCGTCATCATAATCGTCTGGATTGTCATCCTGTAGGTCTGCATGGACACCACGAATAACGTCTGCTACGCTCTGTGGGATGCCTGTGTCAGCCATTACAGGAGTCTCTGTGCTTGTGTCAATGTCATCTGTTTTTGTATCATCTACATTGTCATCAACTTCATTACCAAATTCGTCTTTCAAGTTCGTCTCCTTAACTTGTTACTTTATCTTTAGCTTTGTCACGGTTTCCTTTGAGGTCAGCATGTTCCTTTGCCCGTCTCTCAGTCTCTTCGTCTGCTACCGCTTTCTTATCTTCCAGATACTCCGTCAAAGCGTCTCTCAGTTCTTCGGCGTAGCTTACTGCTTCTACATCCTCAAGGAACGCAGTTACCAATTTCTGACCAGCCCGAAGCCTAAAGGCCAAAGCCCATGTGCCATCATCCGGTCGTTTCGCATTGATAAGGCTGATAGTTGTGCCGTCACCCAAATCCTTGTTAAGATACTGTCCTTTAATGTTTGCCATCATTCTGTCTCCATTTAATTATAATCGTCTCTATTTACGTAGCCTCTTTCCTTGAGTCTCTGTTTATGCTCCGCCCTGTTTGCGATCAGCATATCACCACGATGATTGAATCTCGCTCCGGGATGCATCTTAAATACTGAGCCGTCTGCTATCTGTGATGGGTGTACCCCCATCGCTGAGGATACTCTTTCCTTATCCCCTGTCATACTTTTACCGGGAGGTGTCCATGCTCTATGTGTTTTACCACCACACTTACATACTGGTGGAGTTCGCTCTTCGTTCATGCGAAACCACTCCTCAGTATACTCTGCACAGTCCTCACAAATGAAATCGAATATCGGCATTATTTTCCCTCTCCCGATAACCCATTTCTCTCACGTCTGGTTGCCTCAACATCCATCAACATGTACTTTGCTGTCAGTCTGATGAAGTCCAGATTCTCTCTGATCTGTTTGCGTATCATAATTGGATTCTTATTCGGAATCTTTCTCACTAACACATTTCTCCCCTTTACTCCTGAGTGCATAATCATTGCGATCTCAAGTAACTCTTCGTACAATTCCTTTTCATACTTAGAGTCTATATAGATAAGGGGTTTCGCTGTCTCCTTTTTGTCCATGCTATCTCCCAAAGATTAGAAACTCATACGTGACCTGTTCGGCTGCGTCTGCGTTCTTGATCTTTACTACACCACTAGGTGTAAACGCAGCAACGTGACCCTGCTTGACTAAGATGCCAGCCCTGTACGTTGAAGTAAAGGAGGGGTCTATTGTCATGTCATTGGTAATTGCTTTGATAACGATCTGGTCAACAGTAGAAACATCACCGAGATCAAGTGCTTCCTCAGTGTCAGCAACCGCCTGTTGACGATAGTTCATCGTACTCTTTGTTGTCACATCTGTCAGAGAGAAGCGATCAATAAATGATTGCTCCTTACCAAGACCCAACAATAGAGCGTTAATGCTTATACTTGATTCTGCTGCCATTGTTTAACCCCACGGTAACATTTGATCAATTTTCTTTTCGCTCACACCAGAGTCCCTCATACGCTGACGCTGTTTTCCTCTGCGAGAACCTTTACGTTTTTTATCTAACTTTGCCTTTTTAGCAGCAGCTTTCTTTTTCTTCCGAGCTGCCCGATCTTTCTTAGAAAAGAAACCCATCTTAGATGCTTCACCAGCTTCGCCATACCCTATACCTTTTGGCATTATTTACCCTCTTTCATTGCTTCGATGATAGCCTTACCGATTAGATAAGCATCGTTGTCTCTTAGATTCTTCTCAACCTTTTCCTTTACCAAAATACCAATAGTCCCTCCTGATGCGTTAGTCTGGACATCTGCGACCTCTTCAATGGCCTGTATAACGGATGCTGTGACTATCTTAGCCTGTACTGCTTTATCGTCAGCGTCAGCCAAAGCCTGTTTCTTTCGCATGTTAGTATATGCACCCGCGATTATGGCGAAGATCGTACTACCAGCAAGGGCAGGGACGGCATAAGGATTGCCTGTAGCAACGAGTCCATTAGCGACAGCTTCCACCATCACAACCGCATCACTCTTTACCTTACCCTCTTCTGGAACCATAGTCTGATCGAGTACTGCACATCCACCAAAAAACAAAGCTACTGCAACTATGTAACCCATTATAAACTTTTTCATTATACTGAACTCCCGTCTCTATCATTTTTCTGTCTTGAGTTAGCTACGTTTGAATTTGGATTCACACCTGTCCTGCCGTCCTGCACATCGTTGTTCTTTGGCTTTCCTTGTGTTGGTGTGTAAGGATTCAAACCCTCTGCAATCTTAGGAACCGCAGTATCATACCAATGATCGAACCCTCTTAGCCCTGCCATCTTAGCGAGGTGAGCCGTTGCCTTTGGTATGTTGACCTGTGCCCCTTGACCTGCTGCGATCTGCATGGTTGGTATAATCCACTGTGTCAGCAAGCTCAGAGTTCTCTGGAACTCGACTTGTGGTGAAAGCCTCTGCATGGAATAAGGTTCGATACTGAACTCATAGTCCCAGAACTCACCGTCTCTTGCTGCCCTGTCGAATACAACTGGAATATCACCGAATCCCTGAACCCTCTTTATCTGAGGAACAGAAATTAGTGGGTCACTCCAAAACTGGAATACCATTTTCTTGGACACAGACTTGGTAAAGTCATAGACAGAATTCACCATATCGTCTACAGATCGCGAGGCATTTGCCATCATCATCTGCTCTTGACCTAATGTGTTTGCACCAGAATTCAACCCACCCAACGTATCCATGTTGTTGTTCTGCTTAGAGAACTGACGTTCCAAATACTGTATCCAGTTGTAATGCTGATCGTCAATCCCCGGCCACTCTAAATTAGCAATGCCCTTTACATCAGATACCTTGATTGCCTGTCGATCACCTGCACCTGAAAGCCGTTCAGCGTCATCAGCAGCAGCACCCTCATAAGCCAGAACTGTCTTCTGACTCTCAGCCTGCTTTCGCATCTTATTCACAATAACATTCATCGCCGTATCCATATCCAACCAATACCAGACCGGAGGAATTGGAAGCGATGTTCCGGGGAAATCAGAGAAGTAAAGCTTATCATAAGGACCACCCTCTGGTGTATCAGCTTCAACTGTTCTGATTATCCGATTGCTGTTAGGCTCAATAGTAACGATGATATTCTCATCAGGTATCCAAAAGTCTGCGAGCCTTACAAACTCTCTCAGCGTATCGAACTGCCCATCGTTTGCTGAACTCTTACCAATCTTCTCTGGACCATACTGATTGTTATCACCATGCAGTGTATAAGTGGGTAATAAAATGTCAGAATGTTTCGGGTACATTTCCCTTGCTGCTTCTAAATCAAGCCTGTAGAAGTTACCCTCAAACTCAAAGCTCTCAAAGCTGTTAGCGTTAGGGTCGCCAATGTAATCAACCATATCCACAGGGTCGGAGTAAACTTGTCCAACCTCATGAAGATGTCCAAAGATTTCTACATCATGGGACTTCATCAATCCCGTTTTCATAATCCCCAAGCCGAACATCGCATCCCTAACTACAGGTCGCAGTGAAAGACTTGCAAATTTTATTTCCTCCATCAAGTGATTAAATGCCAGTTCGGTAGTCTCAGCGAAAGGCTTGTACTGGTTTTTCTTTGTAGTTATCAAGAGGTGTGGATTGTTCATCACAAGATAAGGTACAAGAATATTTAGCCCACGCTCGATCAGATTGATCGGGTGACTCTTAGCCTCTTTCCCCTCACCCCGGAAGTAACCGGACTCTAAGGCTCTCAACATTATCTGTCGATTTCTTAATGCAGGCTCTATAACTTTGTTCCAAGTTTTAGTACCGGACATCAGCCTTTTGGGGAATGACTGTTTGACATTTTTATCTTTTATTGCGGAAGCCATATAATCCCTTAGTAATTAAAACGAGACTTCTTCTTTTGAGCAGCCTCACGTTTACGTCTTTTCATTCGCTCACCGAGAGTGTTGGCTTTACTTGCCATTATTTTCTCGATCAATGCTTTCGGTTGATACTCAAGAGCTAACACACAAAGTCCCAAAGCAATAACTCTGTCACCATGTGCTGCACTTGCATCCGTGTCTTCATCAGCTACCGTCTTAGCAGGGTGAGGTGTTCCAGCACCATTGAATAAATATGTTTCCATTTCTCTGATGTTATGAACATCAAACATCTTAACATACTTTCTCATAGGCTGATCTTCAAGTCCCTCTTTCAGTGCAACGTCTAAGCCCATCATCAGGGCATACTTTGTACCATCCGGGCCTTTGGAACTATTCCATCCTAACTTATTCTGTTTCGCTTTTCGTTTTGCTTTCTCGTCTCTGCGAACATAGACAAAGTTATACTGATTCTCTACGACACGATTTTCAAAAATACCACCGGGACCATTCGATTCCCAGATCAGGTAAGGTTCTTTACTCTTACCACCTATCCATTTGCAGAGTGCGATGACTGTATCCGCAAATGATTCTGGTGCTGTATTAGGACATATCCATTTGCCCACCTCTTCGCAGGTATTAACATCAACGATAGAAGCAACACTATTGGAAGCACCACGACCAAGGCCAATATCACAACCAACGATGTAGTTATGCTCTTGATTTGGTCTACCATTTATCAATCCTTTCCACCAACGGAGACGACCAACACCACCCGGAATCACCCTACCACCCCGGACTCTGTATTCTCTATCCCGTTTCAAAACGATGTCACCAGCAAATACTGGACTGTAACAACATTTTTGTTCTATCCTGTGAAGTGTCGCAGTGGTAAATACTGATGCTCCCGAACCTCTGGGTCGTCTATCAATATTACAAGCCACATCACGATCACGTCTTGTTCGTCTTACTTGATCGTACCACAATGAACGCCAACCACCCTCATTCTTATCACCACCGTCAGCTTCAAATGTAATCGCTTCAAGACTTTTGCACCACGGTTGGTCAGCATGTTTTCGTCTAAGATCGGAAAGCTTAAAGGTTTCCATAGACTTTATATCATTGAATACCTCCGGTAATACTCCCCGGTAATATTCGATGTCTTTGATCTCAACCATATCATAATCAGGAGAAAGATACAGTCCTTTGTTTTTTGTTGGATTCATATCCCAAGGCATAATCGTCACAGGGATAGTACCAAACTTCTGATTTATCAATTGGTTATAGGGATGCTCAACACCCCAAAAGTGAGTACTGTTAAAGATAACACAGGCCGATGTGTCATGCACTGAGTCATTTATATTCAATGCCATGTTGTGATCTATTCGACCGTACTCATCAACAAGAATACCTTTTTGCCGATCACCAGCTCCAAAGTTTTCATTAGTGGCTTCCCCTGATATAACAGATGCGTTGTCCATGTTCTGCAATAGCATGTATGTCTTTAGCAGATTCGGCTTCATCCATTGGGGTAGTGTCGTGACTGCATAGCACAGTTTGTGCATCAACGACTTATGGAGTCCTATCAACTTCCCCTCGACCAGCTCCACGCCTTTGTCCACGTACTCTGCTTTTCGGGACCCTACGAGAAACTGGCTCTCTGGGTCAAGCAAGAAATGACCGGCAAAGGTCTTACATATTATTTCCGTCGCTCCCTCTTTGCGTGACTTATCAATTACCATGTCATGCTGATTCAGGATTGAATCATGTATAGCATCAACAGCAGATTCCTGATGAGGCCACAGGATGAATGGACGGTTCCTAAATCCAGCATCAGCTTCGGCATCGTACACCCACATAGCTGAGTTGAATAGAATCTTAATATCGTTCCAGCATAACTCCTTATACACCTTTTGCATACCTTTGTCTTTGGAGACTGTCTCATGAAAGTTCATTCTCCATGCAATGTTCTCCGCAGGATTTTGTGGTATGCTCGCAAAAAAATCAGCAGGTGTATCTAAGTTATTCATTTATCACTTCCACCTCAATCGCTTTGGACTTCCTATCCTCTGCGTTACAATTATCAATAGCAGCACCAGCCAATCTCCGAATGTCGGTTGACTCGATCTGTCCAGTTAGGTTTACGTTGGTTATCGTTTTCTTCTGTTCTACTTCAATCGACTTTACATTCTTCCAATTGCCTTGCCCTCTATCCATATTGATAAGGAAGAACAATAGCAAATCCTTATCCGGTGGACGATGACGTAGTTTGGTTGTTCTTTTCTTTTCAACCATTACGAACTCTTCTGAGTCTTTGTCGTCTGGGTCATAGAAAAGGTTAGGCACTCTCTCTGTTACGATGTCTACCTCTTCAAAGTCATAACCCATTGCCGACCTTATCCCGGTTGCAATCATATGGGACTTGGCAATATCCTTTGCCGATGAACCAGAAGCAGTAGCGAGTCTAAACTCCTCGTAACGCTGTTTCCATTTCTTGATCGTCGTTGGTTTCACACCCAAGACATAACCAAGATCGGTTTCTGTCAGTCCAGCAGACACCAGACGAGCAGCGATTTTTACAAACTCGTAATCGAACTTCGCACCTTTTTGCAGTTTTCTTCTGATGGCTTTGCTGGTTGTACCCATTAGTCTCTCACCTTGAATACTTCTGTCTTTTTCAAATAGTCGTTCTGTGCCTTTGTCGTCTTGTCCCTATCAAGTAATACTCGACATCCATTACACCAAGCATACGTCCCCCATGAGTCACCTCGCTCCGCAAAGTCGCTCTCAGGTTTCAACTGCTCACAACAACTACATCGTTTCTGTCCCATAATAGTCTCGTCTCAATTAACAGTATAGAGTAAACATGTACTCCCTCTATATACCACCGCTTCTGACTAAGGGTACTGACACTTTAGAGCAAATAAAAATGAAATAAAAATAAAAAATTTTAACTCCTTATGTATAAAGGACTTACGATTCAAGAATTAATTTTCTTGTTGTTTTTACTTCGTTAAAAGCGGTGAGTTATAGAGGGCATGATAAAAGTCGAGCACGGATGCGAGATTAAAAATGACCATGGAGGGTGGAGGTAGCTAAATGTTCGTATTCGCATGGATAAAGATCATACTTAGATTGCAGCGAGCGAACCAGTTGAGCGAGCGATATAAGAAATATTACAAAATTTATATTTTTATGTGAACAAAAGTCCGATAAGGTTCGTATATATAGATGAAGTCAAAAATTCATTTGGCCATTTATTCTACGGAGATCAGCTATGAGAGGCAAACTAATCGAACTGGCAAAAGACCTGCCCAAACTTACACAGAAGCAAATGGAGGTTCTTTCATGCGTACATCCATATGCAGGAGGTATGACACATAAGGCAACTGCCTACTCTTTGGGTGTCAGTGTCACTGCCATACAGGAGAGACTCAGAGGTTTATACAAGAGAATACCTTGGTTACAGAAAGACATGGCAAGGAAGAGGTCAGAGGAATTCAAGAAGAAAGAGAGCCTGCGTAGGCCAAAGAGATTCAACGACATGTACATGATCGGCAATGATGG